GCAGTTTACAGCGACTGCGAAACCCACGACGCGATTGCCAAGATTCGCCAGGATGTGAGACGAAACACATACATCCGTCGGTGGGAGGAGTATGACGTGCGCGCCCATAACCGCACGGCAATGTCTCTTCTCGCCAGGCTAAGGTTGCATCTTGCGCTAGTTAGGATGAGGTTGGGGTTGGGCGCCCCACTTCCTCCTCGTCAATAGGCAAGCGTGGTGGCCCGTCCTTTGCTTTGCACAGGTGGACCAACTTTGCTTAAGCACACTGCGGAATGCGGTTTTGAACCAGTGCAGCGTATCGCTCAAGGGGATTTATCGTTTGACCAGTGTCCTAGCTCTAGTCGGTTCCGCTTGCTAAGTTTGTCGGGCCATTACGCTTGCCGTGAGGACTCCTTCCGAGCGAGGTGTTATCACCCCCCGCTGTTTGATCACAGTTGGGCCCGTGATGCCAAGTGGTTTATCCATAAGCCATGTGCGTGCAATCACATGAACGCCTTGTTTGGAAGGGTCGGGAAATGCATTCCACCGCCCAACCCGACTGCTATTCAGCAAATCCTCACACCAATCGCTGCCAGACTTGCGCTTGCGGTGGGCAGGCACCACACTATTCCATATCGTGATGTGTATGTGAACATGTGTGCAAAGAAACGCGCTCGTTACCGGCGCGCAGAAGCAGTTTTAGCGTCACAAGGCGGTAGGGTCACGAGCAGACAGTGCCGCGTGAACATGTTCGTAAAGATGGAGGCCATATCCATGGCCAAGGTCAACCCGGATTGCAGGGCCATCCAATTCCGTAGTTATGAGTACACTCTGTCACTTGCAAGTAAAATCAAGTTGGCGGAGCACGGCTTATATAATCTGCGTGACGTTCCTGGGTTCGGGTCTGGCCGCCTCTTTGCTAAGGGCATGGACGCGCGCGCAAAAGCCGAAGCCCTTCTCCACATGGACAGGCCAGGTTGGCACCGTCTCGAGCTCGATGCTTCGAGGTGGGACGCCCACTTATCCCCTGAACTCCTTAGGAAGGTTGAGCATGAATTTTGGAGGTTGACTTGTTCACCCTCCGTTAGAGATCTGTTGCAAAAACAACTCACCAACAAAGGTGGTTTCCGCGTGAGAACGGAAACCGGTGAGTTCCGGGCTAAGTACTCTGTCAAAGGAGGACGGATGTCTGGGGATGCCAACACGGCTGGGGGCAATTGCATTATAATGTGTTGTCTCCTGGTCGCGTTTGGAGAGCATCTAATTGCTACTGCTCGGATAACTCAGTTCGACTTCCTGGATGATGGGGATGATAGTGTGTTCGTCCATGATGGTGAGGAGGTGCCTGACAGCGTGGTGGAGGAGTTCTTCCGCCAATTCGGTATTGTCATGGCCATTGAAAACAGACCCAAGAGATTCGAGGACATTAATTTCTGCCAAGCCAAACCAGTTCAGCTCGGGACTGGATGGACTATGGTCAGGAACCCTATCAAGATCATGTCGAAAATAGGAGTGTCCCCGAAGCTCACCCACGGCAGGCATCGCTACCTAATGACCGTTGCCATGGGTGAGTTGTCAATGGTCAGGGGGTGCCCTGTGTTGCAGCCTTTCTTGCTGCGAGTGATACATCAGTGCAAGCTGGGAATCACGCGTGACAAGGATCGACTCCACAGGGGTGCCATCTCTGATAATTGGCGTCTCCAGCAATTATCCGCCAGTGATTGGGTCGAGGGAAGCGACCCAATCACTCCCGAGGCCCGAAACTCGTTCCACAGGGCCTGGGGGATGGATGTCAAAGAACAGCTTCTGCTGGAACGAGCTCTCGAAAGATGGACTTTCGACCTTGGCAAGACTCGGGCAGGGGAGGGTGTTGATTTCAGCACCTGGAGGTTTCCCTGGATGAAGCCTGAGGAGTGGTAACATGGGTTCTTGCCTTAATCCACCAAAACGGCGCCCGCCGTGCTAACCAAAATGCCGAGAGACTGCACGGTGGAACATTGTTGGTAAGGAGTACAGTCCCAGTCCGCTTACTGGCAACCCATATTTAAGCATGGCGCCCAAAGCGCCCAAACCGAAACAAATGTCCCTTGTTCGCTCCACCCGCCGGAACAAACGTAACCGGCGGAGGGCCCTGGAGGGGGCCGTGTCTGCCCCCGCTTCTTTGGGGAACATGGTGACCTCTTCCACGTACACTACTTCTTCCCTCGGGGCCGGTCACATTCGTGTGGTCGGTCACGAGGTGATAGGCGATGTGACTTCTGCTGGGCCAGGCACCAATCTGGCCGGCGTGTATGATGCTAACCCTGCGTGTTGGCTCAACAGCCGGTTGAATTTGGTTGCTCGCGCTTACGAGAAGTACCGCTACAATCGATGCATCGTCGAATACCAGCCCGCCATCGCCACATCAACTAGTGGCTCTACGGTTATCGCCGCCGAAACCGACGCTGATGAAAACCTTCCGAGTGGACCAGGCTCTACCCAAAGAGCCCTCAATTCCCAATTTGCTGCGCTGTCACCCGTTTGGCAGCATAGTAGGTTTGAGTACCGCCGGAACCCCAAGGACCACCAGTGGTACCTTGCGTCGCAGGTTGGCGAGGCTAGTCGCTCTAACGTCACCCAGTTCTTGGCCTACAGTCTTGTGGGCTCAGACCTGGCTGCGGG